TTCATCTACTGGCTGTGGCATGTTACTATTAGTTAGTTGATCTGCTTTGGGATCCGTTGAAGGTGGAATACCCATAAACCCCCTGATTTCGTTTGCTGTCAGAATCTCATTTCGAGTAAACTTATCAGCAATCTCAGCAATGTCATTAACAGGAACAAGCTTGAATGGGTCACGGAAGTACTTAATTCTGTGATTAGCACTAGTACTCGTAGGCCCAAGAAACGCTCGCTGCATAGATTCAACAGCAGCATCAAGAATAGGTTTAATCGTACGAATGTAGTAGTTGATCATTGCTGATTCTTGGGCAGTACCGTTCATTACCTCTTCGGTAAGACCGAGTTGGTTATACAACAATGCGGTAAGATACTCAACTTGCTTTAAGAGGTTGTTCTCAGTAGGACGATTAAGCTGAGTAATCTTTTCAGTACCATCAATGTAGGCGATACCGTATTGACTCCCCCTCAATTGAAACTCAATGTCTGTTCGACGAGCTTCTGCTGCTTCACGACGAGCTTCAGACTTGATCACATAAGGAAGTTGAATGATAACATCCAATCTTCCAGAACTAGACTGCTCATCAACAGCGTCCAACAAAGAAAGCTTTCTAATCAATCTTTGAAGAGTTGAGTTCGGCTCGTTCATAACTGCATAAAGTGGATTTTCAATGATCGCACAAAAGCGCTTTTCAAGAGTAATTTCTTCTCTTTTACCCTTGTTTTCATTATAAACGCTAAGTCGAACGTGTCTTGGATACCAAGTGATAACCTCTCCGATCCGCAAACTGTAAATGTCAAAAACATCGTTTGTTTGTGGATTTCTAGAAGTATCAACTGGAACAACTACTGCGACACCCTTATCAAAGAGCGTCATCGCAAGATCTTGTCTAAAGGCCCTAGGCGATTGATCAATGTTTGGTTCCAACGTAAAACAATCATTCAAAGAACTCTCAACATCATCCAAATAATGGCCGTCTTTATCTGTTTTAGTGTGCCTAATAGGAAGATCAGAGACGTCAATCGCAATTCGTGTATAAATCGAAGAAACGATAGAACGCTCACTGTAATAAACGGTCCTAGATCTAGATGGAGACTGACCTCCGTAATAACCACCGCTTAATCCAAAATCTAGATTGGCGTATTCTTCTTGATTACTTCGAAACGCATTGAATGCCTTTCGCACTCGATCTAGAATCGGCAAGATAAATCACCTCCTCGATTTGTCATTCAAACGCCTCCTAATATCCTGGACCATATGATCCTGGTTGACTTTCATAAAATCCTTGAAAAATATCTTTAATAAGAGGCCAAGTTTTTTCAACTACGTCGTCGATATTATTAACGTTTTCCGTCATTGATTTAGGAAGTATTACGTCATGTCCAATAGGGCGACCCGCAAAGTCTTTTCTGTTAAGAGGATCAGTAAATCTAGCTGCGATTTTTTCATTGTCGTCCCCATATCTTTTAAACGATTCATAACCAGCTTCGGCCAGACCGGAGTTTACAAATTCAGTAGAGGGGTTTTCTAAACTTCCATCTCGTAAAAAGGCATAACCTTTATCACGACCCCTAGAGGAGTACATTATATCAACAGGTTCGTTAGCCATAGCTGAAGCAAAATTTTCCACTAATGGTTTAGACTTGGGAACGTCTGACATTTTAACATCATAATGTTTTTTCGCATATGCTGCGCCAATACCAATGGCTGCTGCGGCAGCAATCGAACCTAAAACTATGCTTGCGTTCTTTACAGAATTTTTGTTTGTTCCTTTATTGTTTTTATTACTAACTTTTTTCTTGTTTCGAACGCCCCACTTCATTCCTTTAACGCCGTAATGCTCTAAAATATAATCGTCGACGTCGATCATTCAAACGCCTCCTTGTTTGCCTTATAAGCAACGTAGGCATCCATCATGGCAGAAACATTATCAATCTTTTCTTCTGCTCGCTTCTTAAGAAGCTTGCGATTGCCATTAGTATCTTCCAATGTAACTGCGTTGCCCATAGCAAACGACATCAACTCTTGGTCAAAAATAAGTTTTCTTTCTTCTGCCAGAATTTTCAACTCACCAAGAGGAACCGATTCTGTTCTAGCTCCTTGAATGACTTTTTCAATGCCAAAAGATCCGTTTTCAATTTCCCATCGAGTAACAAATTCTTTGGCATTGTACGGATCGAAACCAAAACAACGAACGTCGTATTCGTTCTGTTGAATGAAGGTATCAAGGTCATCATAGACCTGCATCATGTCAAGAACTGTTCCTTCAAGAACATGAAGACTACCTTCTCGAATAAATTCTTCGTATTTCTGTCTCATTGCCCCAGGAAGCTTCATCAAAGTCAAATCAGTGATGTAACTTCGGGTTTTAACACCAAAAGAGAAGTTTTGAAACGGAAACAAGAGGGTAAACGCACAAAAGTCGTCGCCCTGAGAAAGGTCTGCTCCTAGAGCACAAGGCAAACCCCAAAATTCTCTCATTGGATGAGTAAGTGTCTCTTCGTACGTAAAGAAGTAGGTGTAGCCCTCCATTGGGATACCAAACCTCTTTGCGAGGATGTCGTTTCTGGCTGCCGGAGCTTTTTCGGCTCTTTCAACATCCAAATGATAGACATCATACGTAACTGTCTTACCAAGATTCGGATTAGCCTTTATCCACATCTCCGGACTGGCTACTTCTTCAATTTCGTCAAGCTTGTAATGCCAAATCGAAATGTGTGGGGCTTGATACTCTCCTCGAAGGATCGTAGCAAGTTCCATTTTGATTGTATCTCCAGAACCATTTCGAACCGTTCCTTCAGAACTAATAGCAATGATCAAATAGTCTTCCATCTTCGAAGCGCCCTGCTCAATTGCTCCAACAACATCTTCTCTGATGTCACCAGACAACCACTCGTCAATTGTCGACACCTTTGGTCGTAGACCTTGGAGCTTGTTGATGGTCATAGGACGAATCTCAAGCAACGAACCAGTTAAGAAGTTCTCAACACCCTTCTTAGTAGACGCAAGCTTAACTCTTTGGGCCCTTGACCCAGTAGTGTTCTGTAGAGAACCTTCGGTAAGGAACTTAAAGAGAGGACCCCTCGCCCTGGTAATGGCAGTTCTAAAGGGGGACATTACTTCTTCGGCTTGTTTCATAGTCGGTGCCGTTGTGATCTGGTGTGTAGTTGAGGTGTCTACGTTAAGATAGTAAGCTTGGATACAGTATGCGTACATTGACTTAGCGGATCCTCTAGCCACGATTAGGTATTGCTTTGTGGTAAGACGCTTCTTGATGAACTTCTTAACGTAGTGTCCGCCAGGACCATCAGTGTTCGGCTCGTACACACTTCGTTCAATGAAGAAGTACCATCCGAAAACTTGTTCGGCCCAAACTTTGAACGTGTCTAGAAGATGTAGATCTCCGCCATCAGTAAGAGTGAGCTCAAATTCACAGTAATGAATGAAGCCGTTTACAGCCGATTCATCATAGTAAATATTTGGGTTACTAATGAGCTCATCAATACGATTCATCTCCATAGAAATTTCTTTATTAACTGGAATTTCTCCAGCAAGAACAGCTGCTCTAAATTCTCCGTAGTATTTAGGGGTTTCAGTATTCGATAAAACCATTCCCCCTCCAGACTAGGCTTTCATAGCTTTCTTACCCAAAGCAATAGCAGCTTTACCAGCAGGACTTTGGGTTAGCGCATAGAACGAAGCAGCAGTACCAAGAGCACCCATGATACCCTTTACCGCACTTGCACCAATCGCAACCTTTGATGGGTTAAGTCGGCGATAGTTTTGCTCGAGCTGAATCCGCTCATTAGTAAGTCTAATCTGCCTATTAGTCAGTTCGCTCGGCTTACGGTTTCGATAGGACTTGGTGCTTTTGTGGTCGCTACTTGTAGTTCTCTTACCCTTCTTATTGCGGATACCCCACTTCATTCCCTTAACGCCGTAGTGTTCAATGAATTCAGTTACACTATGAGCCACCGGATCAACCGCCACGATAGAAGTAATGTAACCATTCTCGTCGTAATTGATTTTGAATGACATTACAACATCATTAGCGTGCTTTACGTCTTTGAGGTAAACGTCCCAACCACCACTAGTTTCGAGAATACCATACCTCTGTGTTCCAGACGCATTGGTACCCATCTCTCGAGCAGCTCGTTCAAGGTTATTAATCAAAGCATCTTGATGTTCTTTGTAATACTTTTGACGGAGAGGGGTGTCTCGACTAAAATCTTTATCTTTGTATTCTGGTTTATTGTTGATTCGATCGATGTCATTCTTGTTGGTAAGATCTGCCCCACGATTATAAATATTAATTGTGTTTCTTGGGGAATGAGCGTTCTTCGCAAATTTCTTGTCTAGCCTAGCAATCTTTTTGGTCTTGGCCCGTTCTCCTTGATGACCCTTATCGTTACGAATACCCCACTTCATTCCCTTAACGCCATGATGTTCAATAAACTCCGATGTCGTCTGACTCATAAGTTAACCTCCTCCATGGCGGAATGATGGTTGCCGGTAACTCGTTTTCTCGCATGATGTTAAGTCTCCACTCATACTCCTTAATTTGATTATCATAAGTTTCAAGCAAGAAAGACGTTGAGGGAGGATCGAAAAGAATTCGAACCTTCAAAAACACATAAGTCTTGACTAGGTTGAGCTGATTGTCTGGTGTAACAAATTCGGTCCATGCATTGCTCTCGTCAGTAATGAAATAACCCTCTTCTGGTCCGACACCCAACTGGTTAAGAATGGAGAAAGCCGCATTAATGTGAGTAATAACGTCAAGATCAAAAGGAGTGTATTCACTCTCAAGACCTAGAATCTTTTTGGTACTGAGAAGAATGCTTTCTTCCATGATTATCTCCTAGCTAACGATTGAAAATCTTATCCACTTCACGCTGAACAGCAGCCGGGTCGAAACCAGCAAGCTTCAGTCGATTCTTGCGAACATTACCTCGGCCCCACTGTCCTGCAATTACTTCTTTAGCGGTATCAACAAGCGCCGGGTTAGAATCTGCCGGAACTAGGTTCTCGGAAGACATAGCTCCCTCGGGAACGTCTGAAGTACGAACTTCATCAGCCATTGTAAACCTTTCGTTAGTTACCAAAGCTTTGTGTCGTTCGGATTTCTAGCCACAACTACTCTCGGATATGGGTTTTCTGCTCCGTAATGAATAGCATTGTGAGTGTTTTTAGTTGTTGTTATCAAAAAATCTGGATCAAATATCCACTCTTCTCCATGAAGAATGTCATCTACATTCATAGGATTCATGTGGTGAATAAGAATCTCTACGTTGATTTCATACCCAGGAATACCCAAATCACAGCCATTATCCCGTAATATGACTTGTTCTCGAGCGTATTTCCACTCATATGACATATAAAACCGCTGATTAATATGTCGGTCAAACCCAAACGTTGACTGACCAACTTGGCCATTTAACTTCAAATATTCAAATCTTTCGTCGAAAGTATCAAACCTTCTTAGCTCTGAATAACTTTTAACCATCGTCATAGACTTCGTCTTCTACTGAATTATCACGACCAGCATACAAACGCATAGCGTCCAAAGCCATTCCATACAATTCTTCAACTTTCTTGGCCGAAGCAAGCATGTCTACCTTAGAATCCAAGAGAAGGTTTTCTCGACGAAGGCGTTCTTGTTCTAGTTGCTCTCTGGTAGAACCAAGTTTCAAGTAATGAGTAATCACCTGAGACGAAGCAGTACCCGCTGCCAATTGCTTTTCCGCCAAATCAATAGCAAGGGAGACCAACTGGTTTTCTCTGCCTTCTTCTGTAACGGCGGGTTGTCTACGAGGTGTTCGCTTAGCAGCCATTTGGCCTCCTTTCTATACTAAACAGTGACGGTCACAGGATATGGTTTGAACTCAGGAGCGGGCGGAGGATTGGCTGAGTCTCGAAGATACATGGACGCTGCTTGAGCAACGGCCGAGCCAGTCCATGAAAAATTCGGTCCGTCAGAATCGTCCCCAAGATACCATTGAACACCTAGACGATGAGTTGGCGAACCATACCCAGCGTCTCCAATTTCAGTTCGTTCACAAGTAATTGCCGCATTAACATTAAACGATATTACAGCAAGAGTAGCATCTCCAGCCGCCGCATATGGAGGAACCGGTGATGCTTTTAGAGAAGTAACACCAGAAGAGTCAAACAATCCAAGACCATATATGCTTTCAAGAGGATTGCTACCCATATAAACACCAGAAAATTGCGAAGCTTTAAAGGCAATGCCTGTCATAGCAGTAGCAGCTGAGTTTCCAATCGTAATGGTTCCAGTACCAATACCGGACGGACCGGTGAGCGCCGCCCATATGCCCAATCTACGATTATTACCAAGATGTTGCATATTAAGAACTTCAGACCAACTGGCCGCCAACGTACCACCAATAGTTTGGGGCGCTAAGTCTCCTGCTGCCGTTATCGCAGCAACAACAATGATTAATCTATCTGCCGAAGGCGTAACCGACCCTAGCGAATATGGAGTTGATTGGTTTGTGGTGTCTCCGGTCGCCGTTACAAGATTAGCCTCAGCGATAGCCATTATGTAAACACCATCTCAACCATGAGGCCCTTCGCCCCGGTACCGGCAACATCAATGTCGATTCGCAATTCGTCTGCTGTCGCTACATCATCGTTGGCTGCGTTGATAACCGCAGGGACTGCAGCAGTACTCGAGTCTTTCTCACTAGCATCGATGGTAAGCTTCGTGGAAAGAACATCAACCCCATTAGTAACATTTGCGATCTGTACGGTTGGAATACCAGAACTAGAAACAGTAGTCACGTGAGCAGCTACTGCTGAGATAACTTTACCATTCAATGCGGCAGGAACTCGGTAATATGCTTTCCCATCCCCAACTGTAATGGCAGAACCATTAGGATCACTCACCATAAGAGTAACAATGGTCGCAGCCGTAGGTCCTATTGGCCCTGTTGGTCCAGTCGAACCGGTAGAACCAGTAGAACCAGGAGGTCCAATCAAAGACGTACCAGCAGGCCACGTTCCTGATGCTTTAGGTCCGTAGATGAAGTTAGTAGTCGTACGAATATAGAAATCTCCGTTATTACCTTCAGTAGTAGGAGCAGCTGTACCATAAAGAATACTAGTACCGGCAGGACCTGTTGGTCCAGGAACAGTTGAATCGTCTCCTTGTGGACCTTCAGGACCTGTTGGGCCCGTTGGACCAGTAGCGCCAACTAGAGAAGTTCCCGCCGGCCACACTCCACCAGCCTTAGGTCCGTAGATAACGCTGGTTGTGGTACGAATATAAAAGTCTCCGTTATTACCTTGTGTGGTTGGAGCGGCTGTACCATAAAGAATTGTATTACCATCATCTCCAGCAGGACCCGGAACAGTAGAGGCTGCTCCTGCCGGCCCAGTGGGCCCAGGAGGCCCGTCTTCTCCAGCAGGCCCCGTAGGACCAGGAGGACCGCCAGGGTCCCCAGCAGGCCCAGGAGGCCCCGCAGGACCCGCATTAATGAGAGATACTGCTCCGGAAATTGGTTCAACGACGATAATCTGAGTTCTTGAGACGACATTAATTTCGCCACTCATTCGGTCACCACCCCTCTGAAGTCAACTTCGAGAGGTCGATCAAACACTACCATCGGCTCGCCACTAACGACTCGTTTAAGATCCATATAACCACTACTAGCTGAAATATCTTGTGTGATACTGTTGTCGAGCGTTAGAACAAGCTTTCCGTCAGTGCCATCAGTCAGAAAATCCACAGTCCAAATGGCAAGCAGAGGAGAATCTACAGAAGGCTCAGAACGGATTTCACTAGTAATGGTGTCATCAGAAACATCAATACCCATATTGATTTGGATAACATTAGTTCTATCCTTGTGGACGATGACTTTATTACTCATTCCTCACCTCCTAAGTCAAAGCGATTCGCCACCAGCATACCGATACCATTCATCTGACGAGTTAATGCCCTAACTTGAGCAAGTACTTGGACATTAGTGGGAGTGACGATTTCTAAAAATGCTTTGTTGGAGACGAAAGCAGCAGCAAATTGTTCTTCGATAGTCGCTCGAGTTGTTCGTTCCCTCGAACGCTTTTCGATAACTTCTGCTACTTCTGCCTCACTAGCCAAAATCGCCGCTTCTTCTTCTGGAGTTCTCGGAATGACAGACACTTCTCCCGTTTCAAGATTAATGGCGAGTTGGTCTTCCATCATTCTCCTCGAGTACTAAAGCGTCGAAGCCAATCTAGAATTAAACTCCACCGTTTCCCGGCTCGACCGGAGGCTCCTCGACCGGGGGCGCCGTAGGGAAAGCCTCGTTAAGACGGTCAATCTGAGCCTGAGTGTCAGCAGCCTGGGCATCCAGCTCGGCCTGCTTGTTGGCAATCGTCTGTGCATCGGCGGCGTCATTCGCCATGGCAGCCTGAAGCTCTGCGCTTGACTGCTCAAGCTGAGCCTGCAAGTCACTGATCACCTGGTCCTTAGCGGCAACAACCGCTGCGTGCTGAGCATCTTCATCCGCCTCGCTAGCAAGAGCGAGATCAACAGCATCGGAAAGTGCACTCATCTTTACTCCTAAGTCTTGGACAGCTTGTAAAATTTCATCGGACGAATTATTGTGTGTATTTC